GAGATAATTTAAAATGTCTATTCTAAACAAATTAACAGAAGGCATTGTTAACCGTGATCTCTCTAAGGATGGTGCTGCTCTTCGCGATAAGTGGGAGCGCACCGGTCTTTTAGAAGGCATGGGCAATGATCGTAAAAAGGACGGCATGGCCGTTCTGCTTGAGAACCAAGCAAAGGAGCTTCTCCGAGAGGCTTCAACCATGGCCGCAGGTGATGTCGAGGGCTTTGCAGCCGTCGCCTTCCCCATCGTGCGTCGTGTTTTCGGTGGACTAGTTGCTAATGAACTAGTTTCCGTACAACCAATGAGCCTGCCATCAGGTCTCATTTTCTTCCTAGACTTCCAGTTTAACAGCGCCCGCGCTGCTGCTGGAATTGCCGCCAATGATTCGGTCTACGGTGGTGGTGTGGTCGGTCAGCAGATCACCGGTGGTATTTCACTCTCCGGTGCCGATGCTGAGAGTGGTTTCTATAACCTCAACAACGGCTATGCCTCCCCAACCGGTTCATCCGTATGGGGTACCGCTGTTGTTGTTGTGGGTTCTGGCACCCTTGGTGTGTCTGATTCAACGTCGCAACTCGACAATCCAATTGGAGCGGCCGCCTTAGATACTCTGAATGAGCTAACTCAGTTTGATCCAGATCTTTCTGGTTCTACTGTGGTTGTCTTCGAGACCACCGGCTCTGCAGGACTTTCACAGCTAAACCTCAAGGACTTGGTTGCAATCAACTGGAACAACAGCACTAGTGCTCCTGGACGCTTGGTCCGCCGGTTGACAACCATGGCATCCGGTTCTACGGGTAACGATCCCGCCAACGCCAACTTGAAGCTCAAGTTCGTTGTGCAGGCTACGGGCACCTCGGTGCTAGATAACGGCGACGCCGACGCCGCTGGAGATTCCCTCAGCATGCTGGGTGTTCTTACCGGTACCGCCCATGCGACCCGCTTTGTCATTGATGACAATTTCGCCAATGTTGGTGGTGTCATTGGTGCCATTGCTGGTACAACTGCATGGCAACTAGAAAACAACGAGGACATTCCCGAGATCGACATCAAGGTCGATTCCGTGAGCGTCACCGCTATCACCAAGAAGCTCAAGGCCAAGTGGACTCCTGAGCTAGGTCAAGACTTGAATGCTTATCACAACCTCGATGCTGAGGTTGAGCTAACAAGCATCCTCTCTGAGCAGATTGCTCTAGAGATTGACCAAGAGATCCTCAATGATCTCATCAAAGGCGCTACCGCTGGAACTCTCTACTGGTCGCGTCTACCCGGTAACTTTGTGAATCGCGAGACAGGAGCCGGCCTTGAGGTCGCTTCCGACTCAACCGGCTTCCCAGAGTTCACGGGTACTGTTTCCGAGTGGTACGAGACTCTTGTTGAAACCATCAACGATGTGTCTGCCCGTATTCACCGGAAGACCCTCCGTGGCGGTGCGAACTTCATCGTCGTGGCTCCTGAGGTTGCTAACCTCCTGGAGTTCACGTCTGGCTTCCGTGCCAACGTCACTGCTGATGATACCAAGGGCACTGTTGGTGCCGTCAATACTGGTAACCTCAGCAAGAAATGGGATGTCTTTGTTGACCCCTACTTCCTCCGGAACCTCGTTCTGGTTGGTCGTCGAGGCAGCAGCTTCCTAGAGAGCGGCTTTGTATATGCACCATATGTGCCTCTACAAGTCACTCCCACCATCTTTGGCCCTGAGGACTTCGTACCTCGCAAGGGTGTCATGACTCGCTATGCGAAAAAGATGGTTAGACCCGACATGTACGGTCTAGTCGTTGTTGAAGACTTGATCTAAGAAAGTCTAAGACATAAAAAAATCAGAGCCCCGTTCTCTTTTCGTGAGAGAGCGGGGTTTTGTTTTTATAGATACTATTTATTTCGGAGGATAGAAATTTATGGCAGTTCCGACCCTAACTCCCGTTAGCCAAATCAGCGCGGTGGTGCTTACACCAACCGGTACACATGGCGACGTCATTGGTAATTTAGTTTTTGGTATTTATAGTAGCAATGCTTTTGTCTCTGGTGCAGTAGATCAAGTTGCTTATACCTATAAGAAACTAGGAGGTGACATTCTTGATGTTGAGATTTCTGCGTCGCAAGTCTATGCCGCATATGAAGAATCGGTTCTGGAATATTCATATCTGGTTAATATACACCAGGCGAAGAACGTCCTGTCGGATGTCCTCGGCGCAAGCACCGCTTCGTTTAACGAAGATGGACAAATTATCTCTGGCGATGCGCTTTCGGGATCCAGCATAGAGTTACGATTTCCCAAGACAAAGTTTGAATACTCCCAGAGGATTAGTCGAGGAGTGGGCACCATGGTAGCCGAAGGGGGCGATGACACAGTTTATTCGGCGTCACTTACTCCAGTCGCTAACGTCCAGGACTACGACATACAAAGTATAATTTCCTCCAGTGCCGCGACGGACTCCACAAAGACTTATTTTGAGCTTGTTAATAACAAACGAATCAAAATAAGAAGAGTGTTTTATAAGACCCCTCGTGCCATGTGGAGGTTCTACGGTTATTATGGTGGGGTGAATGTTGTAGGGAATCTGTCAACATATGGTCAATTTGCCGATGACTCGACCTATCAAGTCATTCCTGTGTGGCAGAACAAAGCTCAGAATATGGCATTTCAAGATGCCATGTATACAAGGACTTCGCACTATTCCTATGAGATCCGGAATAACGTCTTGAGGCTCTTCCCTCCGCCGTTGGCATCGGACGTCGGACCATCGAAGTATTGGATCCAGTTTACAATCCCAACAGAACCATGGGATCAGGATTCAGATAAGGAAGACGGAGCGTTCGGAATCAACAATATGAACACGCTGCCGTTTGAAAACATCCCATATGCTAGCATCAATAGTATTGGTAAGCAGTGGATTAGAAGATTTGCTTTGGCTATAGCTAAAGAAATGTTAGGACAAGTCAGAGGAAAGTTTGCAACAATCCCAATACCAGGCAGCGATGTGCAACTAAACGCTTCCGACCTTTTGGCACAGGCCAAGGAGGAGCAGGAGAAACTCAGAGAAGAACTGAAAACAACTCTTGATGAGCTTACTTATAGCAAATTAGCAGCAATTGACGCCGAAAAAATGGATGCCGCCTCAACTGTGTTCAAAAACATGCCACACTTGGTGTACAAGGGGTAATATAGTTAATGTCTGATGAGTGGTCTCAACCCCCAAATCCTCCCCCTCCTTTATTTACGGGGAAGAAAGAACGCGATTTCGTTAAGCAAGTTAGCGATGAACTATTGGAACGCGTCATCGGGCAACAGCTTCTATACTATCCGATTAATATAGAGCATACCGATTTTCACCCTCTATATGGTGAAGCCCCGGTTAAGAGCTTCTTACCTCCTATTCGTGTATTCGCACTAATCGATTGGGAAGGGCACCAGACAACTACAGAGCAATATGGTATTGATCGACGGTCTTCAATGACAATTCACTTCCACAATCGTAGACTCTCCGAAGATCAGGATCTATATGTCCGCGAAGGAGACTTTGTTAAGTTTGGTGAGTTCTTTTATGAGATCGTATCATGGTCGCTCCCTGACTTAATGTTTGGACAGATAGATCACAAGGTGCAGATATCTGCTAAGTGCATAAGAGCGAGAGAGGACTTGTTCAATGCCAAGTGATAGTGACAACAAACTTATAAACAGTACTCAAAAACTGCTAGCGGGCGATTATGGCGTAGAAATACCGTATAGACCAGCTAGCTTAGAAAACGTTGACTTCGCTATGGGACGTTGGCTTGGGGAAAAGATAAAGAATTTTGTAGAAGCCAACGACGGGTGGAAGGAAGTACCAGTGCTGTGGGTTAGTACCGAGCGTTCCTACCAGATAAAACACGAGAAAGGTCTCCGTGATAATGATGGAACGCTCATCTTGCCGATCCTCACGTTCGAACGTACAGCCGTCGAAAAAGATCTAGGAAGAAAAGGCGTAATTCAGGCAAACCTTCCAGAAAAGAATGATCCCATCGGGGGAGTGGGGGGCCGCTATGTTGTCGCTCGCAAGATCAATGCCGAAAAGACCGGCGATTTCGCTGATGCTTCTTCCGCACGTAAGTTTGGAGATGTTGGTACTGGTAAGGTCAACTTTAATACGAGGGGAGAGAAAACTAACAAAGTTGTATACGACATTTACTCAATTCCTACGCCGGTCTACCTTAATCTTACCTATGAAATAAATATTCGTACCCAATATCAAGAACAAATGAACCAAATCCTTACTCCGTTCATGACATACACCGGAGCAGTCACTCAATTCATCGTTGAGAATGGTGGGCACACTTATGAAGCCTTTTTTGAGCAAAACTTTGCATTCAACAACAATGCAAGTTCTTTAGGAGAGGATGAAAGGATTTATGACACCAAGATCACCATTAATGTCCTCGGATATGTTTTTGGAGAGGGTAAAAATAGGGATCGCCCACACTTCTCCCGCCGCGAAAACCCTGTAGAAATAAGACTGCCTAGGGAGCACGTGATGCTCGGGGATATACCCGATTGGACTGACAGATCCTTCTTCCGAGGCGGTCAAGCAGTTACAGTAACTCATGGTACTCGGGAGCTTACCCCACGTAGGTCCAAGGTACCCCTCATGCCCACTCCCCGTGCTGCAGGCGCCGGAGGAGGCACCGATATCACCATCCAGGACGAGGGTACTGACTTAACAACAGCCTTGACGACGATCGACTTCACAGGCGTCGGCGTTACAGCCACCGCCGTTGGCAGTGTGGTCACCGTTGATATCCCAGCGAGCGCCATAACCGCAAAGGAGGAGGGTAGTAATCTCACGACTGCGCTGTCCTCTCTCGACTTTGTTGGCGGAGGTGTTACAGCAACCACTTCAGGTAATGATGTAACAGTAACTGTGAATGCCAGCGCCATCTCGGCTAGCGATGAGGGTGTTGAACTTC